GGCGCAAGTTTGTAATTTTCTCTCCAACGGACAACTCCTCAAAACCAGTAAGACTAAGAGGAGGAGCTTCGAAAACTTTGACACTATCGTCTTGAACTTGTTCGTTATGTGAAGTAGCGGAAGTAGTCTGGTTGAAAATCTGAGCACGAGGTAAGTCCTCTTCCTCAAGTAGAGTGGGAGTTACTGGATACGAGTGTACGGCATAATCACCAAAATTAGGAACGGCAAAAGCTATGTCATCCGCTCCACTAATCCAAACATTCATGGGCACGGTGTCAGTAACAGAATCACTGGCACGGCGCAAGGCAGTGAGAACCTCAATGGTTATAAAGCCAGTCATCGAAGTTTCTTTGCCAGCAAAAGAAGTTTCCTTACCGACTACAACATGTTTCCAGGGTACATTAGATACATAAGGAACCGTGAAAGAAATCTCCGAAGAAACGGACAAATCCAGCACCCAATTATATGCATTCTGAAAAGTAGAAGCGGTAGTATTTGCAGTGCTAATTCCAGCATGATATGTAATCCTAAGTCGGCCTGTGTGGAAAGCAGTCTTAGCAACAGTAAGCCGATAGGTAAGACCCCCACGCCAGAAGGAAAACATTGAAGCCAAGTATCCCAAAGTAGTAGGGTAAACGATATTTGCTGGATTACCCACATATTTATTGTTAACTATTCCGGGTGCAACGGGAAATTGATAGAGTATGGATTCAGGCTGAGCTGAGGACTTCCAAGAAATTGTGTCTGAAAAGATACTAGACTTCTTCGCGATATAAGTAATGTCCATTTCATCTACTTTACTAGAAAATACGCTATCAGAATAAGTTAATCCATTGTCTGGCATCGCGGCAAGTTTAACTGAATTATCAATTCCATTAGCATTGGTATATCCTTTGGCAGGAATTGGGGCAAAAGATTCCAATTTTGCCATATCAGTAGGTTTGTTCCAACCAAAAGTTGAAGCAGCACCTGAAATAGCAGTTGAAACCCAATCCACGGCTCGAGCTGCAGGACCAAACACGGGTACATCGCTCATAATACGAGCAGTTGTAGAAACAGCATTGGCAACCTCACTAATAGGTTTGGAAGCGGTAGCTGATTCTTCAGAGCCAATTTGGGTGCGGGGAAGCGAAGCGAGAGTAGGAACAGTAACAGGAGAAGATGTAGGCATAGCAAGATCTATGTCCTCAAACCAAGCATAGACGGAATAAGAAGCACCACTACCAGCGGGAATAGATGAAGAACCATCCTTAATGAGATTAAGGGGAACAATGAAGCATTCGCCCATACTACCTTGAGTATTAACTAAATTATAATGAGATAGTGGAGCGCAATAGGGAATTTTAATCTGGGCAGGAGAATTAGAAGCTAAATCAATTTCAACACCAGGATAACCTGTAATATTGGGGAAGAAAATATCTGTACCTGGATTAAATGTTGTACCCAACTTAGCCATAGCCTGACGATTGCAAGTTGAATCAAAAGGAGCAAAGAACATCCAATATCGTCCACTCATAAAAGGGGTAGCGTTTATCAGGAGACGGACACACACATTGGCGCGGAAATAAGCGAAATAATTAAGTTTGTCTACAACATTCGGAGATTTCTGGAGGATTATGTCGGGAAATTTAAACTTAAAACCACCCAACTCAGGGGAAAGAGGAGTACTAATAAATTCACCTTGCTTAATCAATACAGGTCGAGACAAAATGTCCTTAATAGAGTGCATTCGAGTTTCATCTCCCATTGTTAACCATTGTAAGTCTTTAGAAATCATAGGTTTAGAATATTCCATAAGAGTAGAATCATCGGCAAAAGTAGTCGTTTGTTGAATGTCCAGGGAATCAGGGGAAAGATTTTCAATGTTTGTAGCGACTTCTTGAGTTTACTAACTTGTAAGGCTGAGTCAAGCTTCTTACTTTAAAGCGCCGGATCAATAGCCTATATTTATAGTGGCACACATTAATCAATAGAATAAACAAAGAATATTCTCCACTTGCATAAGCAACCTTCCATCGGGCTTTGCTGCTTGTCTCGTACGGCGAATGAGAACAAGCCCCTGGAGAAGGATTTAAGATGCAGCACAAAGACCTTGCATCTTGAGAAGAGCTGAGGTCC